AGCAAATGAAGATTAGATGAAATTTCTTTCATAACTTTATCTAGACATTCATCTTCATTGCGTTCCCAAGCCTTACGGAACTTCTTAATAATAACACCGTCTGCTAAAGTATAGACTAAACTATTGCCTTCTTTCTTAAGCAAGTTCTTAGCTTCTAACATATCTACCATACCTGAGTAAGGACTCATACCAGTTTCATATGGGATCTCTACTTGCACTGACTCAAACGGTTTAGCATAACGAGTTTTCATAATCTTACAAGCGGCACGTATACCGTTGACAGTCGTAGTCTTGTTACCATCAGCGTCTGTTTTAAGTTTAAGTTTACGCATAGCTACAACAATACTTGAAGCGTAGATAAAGCCCTGACCACCTGAAATTTTATCATCTGGGTCAAACATATCTTGACTAGCGTATGTGTGGTTAGTAGCAACTAATCCTAAGTTTAATGTACCAAACATGTTTACACAGTTACGTACAAGTGCTGTAAGTGCTTTAGGTTTACGCCCCATATCACCTTTCATTTCACCTGCTTCAAACTGATTAACGTCTGTCGGAGTTAACATCATACCTAAGCTGTCTAGAACAAACAACACTTTAGGACGGTCTTCTTCTGGAAGTGTGCGATACTCTTTAACAAAGTCACTGATAACCTTAGCCACATCATCGATCATAGCCATGTTAAGTTTAAGCAGTTTGCTTTCGTCTGTGTCTACACCTAGTGCGTGTAACCATGCTTCATCAAGTGCGTTTTCTGTATCTATTAAGATAACATAAATGCCTTGCTCTTGTGCGTGGCGTACAATATTACCCGAACAGATAAATGATTTACCTGCACCTGATTCACCAGCAAACACAGTTACCTTACCCATCGGAATACCTTTGTTAAAGTCTCCGCTAAGTAGGTAGTTTAATGTGTAGTTGCCTGTACTAATCCAATCTGTTGGATCGTTAAAGCCAATACCTAAGCCTTCAATGCTTTTAGTAATTGACTTTCTAAATTTACTAATGTCGAATGGTTTCGCCATGATTTATCCTTATTGAAAAAAGGGTAGAGTACCAGACTCTACCCCGATCTTACGTTAACTTAAGATGTTTTTTGACGATTGCGAATCATTGCAAGGATGTCTTCAGCACGTTGTCCGCCGCCCGCTGGTGCTGTTACCGGTGCTGTAGGTGTAACATTATCTGTTTCAAACGGTACATCTACTGATTCAACATGCTCACTAACTGGTGCACTAGCCGCTGGGGTCGATGCCGCAGGTGCTGATTGTGCTACAGATTGTGCTGCAGGTGCTGCTGTTGCTCCACCTGCTGGTGCACTAACACCACGTGGGCGGTAGTAGCTACCCCAACGCTCTGTGTCATACGCTTGACCATCAACTGATGCTTCAAACATCTCTTTGATAACTTTAAGCTCAACATCACTCGGTTTCTTAGGAAGGAATTCGCTAAGATTGTACAAGCCATGTTTTTCAATAGCTTCTGCTTCGTCTGCTGTTAATGCAGATTCTTTGCGTGACCATTTACTAGTTGAGTAGTCAGCATACCCACCTTTTGATGTTTTGCTAACGGTAAAGTCCAAACCACCTTGGTAGTCTGTTGGTAAGTTTTCTAACTCAGGATCAAGCAAGGCTGCTTTAATTAAGTTGAAAATTTGTGGGCTGATGATAAAACGACGAATCGGATTAGCTGGTGTTGTATCATCTGCAATTGGGTTTTCATGTACAAAGCCCTGGAACAAGTATGATTTCTTTTTCCAATATTTACGACCCATCTCTTCTAATGATGCGTCTTTAAACCATGTACGTACTTCTGCAAGTACTGGACAAGCTTCGCCATACATTTCAACGCATGGTACTTGAACTGTAACTGGTTTACTATCTGCTTGGCCTTTTACGCCAGCAAATGTTAAATTGATCATTAAACGCTCTGCCCAGAAGAAGTCATTCTTTGGATTTGCGTCTGGTAAAAAACGGATTCTTGCGTTTGTGCCTTCTGGAATGTTCCAGTGAGCGTAGATAGCGTTATCGCCTTGTTGTTGACTGCCGCCCGAACTGCGGTTTTCTTGTGCTTGTAATTTTGCACGAATTTCTGCTAATGATGTTGCCATGGTGTAACTCCTTGTGTTTTAAGTTGGTCTTTTAAATGCCTAATAACGTAAGCATATATATACTATACGTTATAATTATTTATCTCGCAAGAGAAATATTTAAATATTTTAACCAAAACAAAAGGCACCCTCGAGTGCCTTTTTTATTGATTTATAATTGTTGTTTTACTTTATTAAGCCTGCAATTCTACGCATCTGTATCATATCTTCATTAAACTGTGCATCTTCGTTTGTTGATTTCGTTTTGTTGTAATGTAGTAAGTCGTCTTCACTATCACCTTTAGCAAAGGCTTTCATTTGACTAGGCATTATCTTAAGTTTATCTAATGTGCTTAATTCTTTTGCGCCCATACGTTTTAGTTTTTCATCTTTGTTAACGTGGTCATCGAATCCTTCTGCTAATGCTGCACGCATTTCTTCTTTAGTTTTACTATACTTTGCCTGAAATTCTTCATCTGTAAGATCTTTAAGATCCATATCAACTTCTTTTACCTTGCCTTCATTTACTTCATCACAATACTCTTCTTGAGCGTGTGATAATGGACTAGAACTATCCGATGGTGCCATTGCTTCTAATGCTTCGCCTAATGTTCTTGCTAGGTAGTCATAGTATTTTGCATTCTGACGTTTTTTACTTGGTGCTTCTTTTTTATATGTTAAAGGTTTTTCTTCGCGTGGCTTATATTCTTCTGCAACTTCATTACTGCCTTCTAACTGATCAACAACTTGTTGAACATACGCACTAACGTCACTAGAGCCAATTTCTTCAACTTCACCAACCCATTCAGCAACATCTCTGGCCGCGTCCATAATTGCTTGTGGACCGTGTTTAACTAATAAGTCTTTATGTTGGTTGATGATACGACGAATAATTGCTGACTGTATGGCTTCACAACAATCGCTTTCACCTTCTTCTTCATACACGGTACCGTCCATACCTCCATCGCCTGAACCGTATGTATCACCTTCTGTCATATCTTGTGATTTTTCTTCAGCTTTTGCACGTAGTTTTTCGTTTGGAATATGTTGTGCTATTAGTGGATCTAAATGTAAATAGTCTAATAATTCACTTCTAGACATTTTGTTATATGGTGTATCACCTGTATCTGACTCGCCCAATCCTTGATCGGCGGGTTCTACATCACCAATCTCGTTCATTAGTTCTTGGTATACTTCGGGCACATTGTTGTATACCCAATCCATAATAATATCACGTGCATCCGCTTCTGAATTTTCTTTTGAAGCGTGTAACAATATTTCTTCTAATTTATTACTGTTAATAATACCGCTAATTGCATTAATAGCATTAACAGCATCAACCCCCAACGGTAATTCTTCAGCAAACACATCTGCTAAATCATCAACGTTAATAGGCTCTTCGTCCCAGCTTTCTGCTACAGTGTTAGCCCAGCTTTCAAAGCTCTCGGCAAATTTATTAGTTTTCTTCATATTATAGGCCTTATAAACTATCGGTAACGCATCGCTCATGCGTTCATTAAATGTACGTTTAACAAATCTTTCTTTGAGAGCGTTAACGTCAAAATCTTCTTCTGGAATATAACTAGTACTAGTAGCAACAAATTGTTCCTTGCACTGTTGGTAACCTTTGCGGCCACTCATTTTACCTAGGGTATTTTTTAGCAAGCTGTGATATTCAAATGCAGCTTCAACCATGCTTTTTGTTTCTTCATCTTCAAAAACACGGCGTACCATTGCGGCTTTAAATGGGCGTAATTTGCCACACTCTTGCGCAACTTCGGTAATATGCTGTCCAAACTCATCATTGATTTGACCACCTTCGCTGACATGACGTGCCATAGCACGTGCATAGCGTAGATTGTTTTCTGATAATTTGAAGCGTTCACCATCTGCGGTTTCAAGATACATAGCACGAATTTTACGGCTACGACTACCACGTTGTTCTGGATCTATATGATCGCTATGGCGAATAATAATTTTTACAGGACCGTCATTTTCGTAACTGCTACGACTGGTGCCGTACATACGGCTTTCGCCGATAACGTCATCTTTGTCGTAGGTATCATCTGACTTGCTTACTTGTTTAATATCACGGTGTTTAAGTGTTGAACGTGTAATATCACGAGGCTCAAAACTTAGTAGGTTGCGTTTGGCAAATTCACGTAGTTCTTTTAAAAATGCATACCATTCTTTGCGTTGCTCGTCATCTAAATCATGACTGATGTTCTTGCTAAAGTATACCTTTAGGCTAGTTTCGTCAATGATACTAAGTGTAATATTACCGTAGTTTTTACCGTCGACTACATAGTCAAAGTTGAAAAACCGCGCATCTTCTGGATTCTGTGTAGCGTTGGCTTTATCATCGCCCAAGCTAACATCTTCGTAACGATCACGAATTTTTTCAAATAGACCTTCTGCAATTTTGTTAATTTCTCTCATAACAATATTTATCTAGAATATAAAGAATGGCATGGGCTCGACTATGTCTTCTAGGTTATCTTTCATGTTATAATCAATTTGACTGTCAAAACTCTGTAGTAACATAGCCATACGCACCACTAAAATAAGTGCCATGACCAAATCATCGGTTTCACCCGGCTTAGCAGCGTAACTAGGGCCGTTGGCCACAAACGTTTTAAGCTCTGATATAAGTGGTTTACTTACAATAGTCATTCGCTTGCTTTCGATTAGGTTCTTTAATTTAGCACACGCTGATATTTTAGTTGAGTTAGTTGTGTTAAAGCCTTTACGATATCTACGACCACTGCCTGGACGTTTAGGCTCGCTTAAGAATACACCTTTAAGGTTTTCTTCACCAATTTCACTAATAGATATCAATGCCGCTTCACCCAGAGTATTGTTTTCTACACTGTAATAGATGTTATTTTGATTTACTGTTTCGTTTAAATAGCGTAGGATTTCAGCCAGGA